TATGCCCGAAGGCGGACATCGGCACCGATTTCCCGACCGGCATCGCCCCCGGGAACGTCACGTCGTTGTCGCTGTCGATGACGTTGAACCGGGAGAACGCCACGGTGACGTCGCCGGTCTCGGATAGCTTGAAGTCGAAGGGCGTGAATGCCTTGCGGAGGATGTCGGTCATCGTGGCGCTCCTGTGGGTGTCGAGCCGTTGCGGTCAACGATGGCGTCGGCGAGCATGTCGATAGGTGCACTGGCGAGGGGTGCGAGGAAGACCTGACCCTGACCGTCGGGCATCGGGTTCATGTTTTCCCGCTCGCGGATGTCGTCGCCGTTGAGCCACGAGATTCCGCCCGAGGCGATCCGGTAGGCGTTGTAACGGTCAAGCGTCTTGCCGCGGAGCAGGGCGTCCTGGAGGTGCTCGGCGAAGAACCGCGGGTCGCCGATGATGTCCTTGTCCGCCTGCTGCTCGATCCGCACGCACGGCGGCCCGAGGGTGCCGACGACGTGATCAATGTTCGCTTCCTCGATGTTGGAGAAGGTCGCCCGGGTGAAGTCGGAGAGCTTGTGCGGGGCGAGCCGCAGACCCTGGGCGACCTCGACGAGGGACCACTGCTTGGATTCGAGGAACTGGGCGTCTTCGGGCGAGAACCCGGTCTCCTCGATCGTCATGCCCTCGTCGAGAACGGCGGTCCGCTGGGCGTTGCTGAGGCCCGAGTGCCGTTCGTCCCAGCTATCGGCGATGTTCTTCTTGGCCGCCGCGCCAATCTGCTGGGGGTGCTTGATCGTGACGCCGGGGCGGGCGTCATTGGCGAGCGTCCGGAGGCCGTACTCCGAAGCGACAATCGCCCCTTCGAGCGCCCGCCGCATGAGCGTCACGCGGCTGTAGCCGATGAGACCGTCGAAGCCCCAGCCCGGGACGTGGAAGACCCGGTTGGCCGGCAGCACGACCCCCGAACCGTCGGGCAGGACGTACTTGTAGAGCCGCTTGCCGTTCTTCCACTCGGGCGTCATCCGGTCCGGGCGGAGCGGCCAGAGCCTGACCGGGACCCCGTGGTCGTTGAGTTCCTTCTCGGCGTACCAATTGCCCCACGAATACATGTGGGCGACGCCGGTCTCGCGGAAGACCATCGAGGTCATCTCGGGATTGGGCGTGTCGTGGAGGATCTGATAGGCCGGATGCTCCGGCGCCCGCCGCTTGCCCTTGTCGAGTCGCTCGTAAACGATGAGCGGCATCGACGCGATGTCCTCGGCGATAAGGCGGATGCCGGCCGTGAACGCCCCGACGCCCATCGCCGTGTTCTGGTTGACGGTCGCCGCGATGGTGTCGCCCGACCAGCCGTAGGGCGGCTGCCAGCCAACGTTCGGCCAACCGATGCCGGCGGCCTTCATGGCGACGGCCGCGAACTTGCCCATCAGGCGCCGACTCGGTTAACTTCGCTCGCAGTTGACACGGCTCGCCTCGGGTGTAAAGTGCACTAGACCGGATACATACCCGGAGTAGATGGGAGATAGCCCGTGCTAATTCACATGGACGTGGTAGGCAGGACCGGGCTGGTCATGCACAACGGCCGCCTTGCCGACCCGCTTGACCCGCTGGCGATTGAACTCAGCCGACTCACCGACAAGCGCAATCGAACCGAGGAGGAGGAGCGAGAAATCTCCGACTTCGAGTGGCTCGCCTCGCTCTATTACGAGAAGGACCTCGGGACATTCCTACCGGCCGAGAACGTTGTCCGCTGTCTGCGTGACGCGGCGACCGCTTGGAAGTTGGGCGAGGCGGTGTACGACTTCGTTCACGTAAGCACCGATCGCATCCCGGTTCAGCACGACGGGCCAGCCGATCCCAAGAAGCTCCAGGTGCTGCCCGAGTACCGGCTTCGCAAGACGGTCAAGATCGGCCGGAACAGGACACCACGCACGCGCCCGATCTTCCGAACGTGGAGCATGTCGTTCGATATCGACCTCGACGACACGGACCTGAATCTCAGCGACTTTGAGCGCATCGTTGAGCGGGCCGGGCGGCTCGAAGGCGTCGGTACCGCACGGAAGCTCGGCTTCGGTCGCTTCGTGGCGACCCTGAGCGCAGCGGCATGAGCCCGAAGTTCGAGCCCAAGGGCGACAAGCCCGAGTGGCAGATGCTCTATGACACGCTGCTCGGCGAGGCCGACTTCGGAACGGTCATCACGTTCCAGCAGTTGGACGACGTGCTCGGCCGCGAGTTCCAGACGAACCGGGCGCCGCTCTACCGTGCCCGCGAAGAACTCGGCTCGCGCCGGAAGCGTTGGCTCGTTCCGGTGCCGACGGTCGGCTACCGGGTCACGGAGGCTGAGGAGCATGTCCGCGTGGCCGTTGACCACAAGCGAAAGAGCCGCCGACAACTCGGCATGGCCGTCCGCGTCCTGTCCTCCACGGACCTCAACCGACTATCCAGCGACAGCCTGTCCGAGTGGGACAGCGAGTCCAAGATGACGTTCGCCCTGTGGGCCATCGTTGCCCACGAGAACCGGCTCAAGCGAATCGAGGAAGTGCTCCGAAAGGAAGGGCTGCTCTAGCTCGGCGTGGCAAGGCGGGGCAGGTCGTGGCGAGGCCTGTCTTGGAGAGGCGAGGCGCGGCTCGACAAGGCATGGCAGGGCAGGGCAGGGCGCGCACTCATTCGGCGTGGCGTGGCACGGCTTGGCCTGGCCGGGCAAGGCTTGGCGAGGCATGGCAAGGTTGCATTCGTTCACGCGGCACGGCTTGGCGTGGTCAGGCATGGCGGGGCGTGGCAAAGCGGAGCAGGGCAGGGCTTGGCAAGGACAATCTACCGACCCTTCGCGAAGTGAAGCGCACGCGCGAGCCGGACGCGCCAGCTTGGCTTGAATGCCCGGTTCACGGCGCGCTGAACCTCAAGAAGGGGCAGGGCATCGGCATCGGGGTCGCCGAGAATGTAGACACCGTCGTCTCTCCGGGTGAGGACCAGCCGTTTGCCGGCGATGACAACCGTGTCGCCGACCGCCACAACCCTCATCTCAGCGCCCCCTGAGCATGATTCTGATGCTCGCCCAGATCGGCGTCAGCGGCAAAAGCAGCGCCCCCACGACCCCGAAGGCCGCAGACGGCACGGCGAGCCCGATGAAGATGAACGCCAGCGAGACGAGCAGCACGGTGTCCCCGAGGTCGAAGCCTCGGATGGCCTTGAGGAGCGCGGTGTAGAGGCGGAGCCGGGCATCAAACCGACGCACGGAGGGCGAGATGGTCATGTGGTCCTCACTGCGCCGGAGAACGTCAGGCGCTCGTCTTCGTAGTTCGAGCGGAACGGCCGGGGTGCGTCGGCCGGCATCGTCATCGCCGCTTCGAGGGCGAGACTGTCGGCCACCGCGCCGTCGATGCGCTTGCCGTCCTCGCCCTTGACGATGACGTGGCGGGTCCGGCCGTCCGCGTCGGGATCGGAGGTCCGAGCTTTCTTGAGGCGTGCCGCGAGGACGTGATCCCGACACGCCGGGTCGCCGTCGTGGAACTGCCGGCCCTCGCGGATCGAGGTTCGCCAGCGGTCGACGACCGGCGCGTACTTGCGTTCCTGGTTGGTCTCGAGCGGCAGGACGCGATCCTTGCCCTCGGCGTCGAGGCCGAATTGGGCCTGCCAGGTCTCGACCTCCGTCCACCACTTGAACGGATCGCACAGCATCCGGCCGACGCTGTAGTAGCCGAACATCCAGCCGACCGTCGCGGCCACGTCGAGGCGCGGGACGGTCCAGCGCTTGCCGGGGTTGGCCCGCTGCCAGTCGAGGAGCGCCGAGCCCTCGGGCTTCACCCAGCGCTTGATCGTGAAGCGGTAGCCCTCCTGCGTGCAGCCCCGCAGCCACGTCTCGTCTTCGTTGATCGAGCCGTCGAAGCCGGCCCCGATGTAGGCGCCCTGCGGAACATCGGTCGGGCGGGCGATGGCGTCCCACTGCTCCGGCTCTACAGCCGCCCCGGCTCTCGCGACGAGGCGGTTGCCGAAGAAGCGTTCGGCCTGCGGCGAATCCTTCTCTGCGAGGTCGGCGGCCTCCCCTTCGATGGACGCGAGGTCGATGTGGCCGCCGTTCTCCCGGAGCGTGTCGTCGGGATAGACGGCGAGGTGGATGCGATGCCGCTCCCGCTTGTCGCCGTAGCTGAGATTGCGGGGCGGCTGGACGAACTGCCGCCAGACGTCGGTCGCCGCCGATTCGTACTCGCGCTGGGCGACCGAATGTTCCGCCGGGTCCCAGGCGTTCGTGGTGAGACTGGCCCGCCCGCCCATGCCCGCGAGACCGCGGTACTGGGTGTCGGCGAGCTTCTCCATCTTGTTGATCCGGGTCCACAGGCCGAGCTCGTCCTGCGGGACGAACGTCACGCGCTGCCCGAGGCGGGACTGGTTCGAGGATGTGACGGTGTCGATGCGAGAGTCTTCCGCCCCGTTCGGGTGGCGGATGAACTCCTCGCCCGCCTTGGGCAGCACGTCCCGCAACGGGCCTTCGCTGATCATCGGCCGCAGCGCGTCGTACGTGTTCTCGGTCGAGTCTTCCGAGAATGCGGTGATCTGGATCTTCGGCGTCGGCCACGGCATCCCCCGCGGCTCGCCCGGATCGTAGGGGTACTCCCAGCCGCACCGACAGCCGTGCTCGGCGCAGACGTAGCCCTCGTCCTGTCCGGCCCAGCCGGCGAACAGCGCCGGCCCGACGAACTCAAGGCAGATCTGCGCCGCGATCAGCGGGTTCTTGCCGACCTTCTGCGGCGCCACGAGGAGGCCGCGCCGGTACCGGAACGCCGGCGCCAGGATGGGGTTCCGAGGGTCCCATTCCGTGATGCCTCGGACGGTGTAGAACGCGGCCAGGTACTCGCCCTGGTAGCGATAGAGGCGGAACGGTGCGCCCTTGCGGAACCCGTCGGGGACGACGCAATGGCGCTCGATCCAGTCGAGCCCGACCCAGAGCGGTTGGTCAGGACGCGACACCTCCCGCGATCGAGCGGAAGCGCGCCTTGGTCGAGGCGTGGTCAGGGTCATCGGTTCGCGTCACCTGCTGCTGCGCCTCGGCATCGATGATCCAGCGGTTCGACCGGAGCCCCGCCGTCGTCAGCCCCAGCGCGTCGAGTTGGCGCATGACGAGGAGCCGGGCCGAGGTAGTCGCCTTCGGCCGCTCCGCGACGGCGAGCGCTCGGACGTACAGCGCGACCTCGCGCTCCTGGTGGTTCTGCTCCCAGACGATCGCCTGCGGACGGCGCCATTCATCGGTCCACAGCTCGGTCTCGCGCGGCGAGGCGCGGGTGAGCGGCCAGTCCGGAGCGGGGCCCTCACGACCCGAGGCCGGGAGGTGTCGCCATTCCGCGCGGTCGCGGTCACGCCGAAGAGCATTGGGGTCGGGGGGTGGCCCGGATCGGGCATGTCCGCCGCTAGGCACGTTGGTACATCCTCGTACCGTTCGGTACAATATGGCGATGAATGAGCTACCGAGTACCGCGTTCCGCAAGGCGTTCGCACGCCTGACTGAACCCACCCACGTCACAGTCCACGGACACGTCATCGGCGAGTGGATCCCGGTCTCGCACTCCCGCTACATGACGCTCCAGGAGGCGAAGGCAATAGTCGCCTCGGTCCGTCAGAGTGCCGAGGAAGTCGCCACCGAAACCCATGTCTGGACGAACGCGGGCGATGCACCCGACGTGATCCAGAGCGCATGGGCGAGGTCTCAACCTGCGCCGAAGCCGGGTCAGAAGCGGTAATGCGGGTCGGTTTGACCTAGCACGCGCTTTGCAGGGGTAGCTTAGGGTCAGGGCAAATCTGGAGGTTCCAGAGATTTACCGTACCCTCCCCCTGCATCCTTGCCACTGGTGCGGCCGAGCCGTCACATGGGATCAATCCTACCCATCGGCACCGGATGGCCTGACCGTTGACCACCTGGATGAGAACAAGGCGAACAACGATCCGACGAACCTCGTGCCGTCGTGCGGCCGATGCAATCTCCGACGGTCCAACACCGGGCGGAAGCGTGACCACAACTGGCGATGGCTTCCCAGAGAGCCTACCGCCCGCCCTTGATTGCCCGTCGCCGCGAGTTACAGCCTCGACAGACGACGTCGCCCGGCACGCCGTGGTCCGTGGTCAGGTCCGTTGTCGTTCCGCAGTCCGAACACCACGGCTGCTCCTGCCGACGTTCCCGGCTGAACCGCTGCCAGTCGGAGCCGTAGCCACGGCGTGCCGTGGTCGGTCTGCGTCCGGCCTCGTGCTGACGGGTGCAGTCCAGGCAGCGGGTCCGGGGGGTCACGGCTCGGAAGGGGCAGGGGACTCCGTCTCGGGGACCGATACAGGGTCGGTTCATCGGGGCGTGCCGATGCCCGCTGTATGGCCCTCTGGCGCATCGGCCTCGCGCCTCCGGGTCTCCGTTGCCCGGTGCGGGATGTTGTTCGCTCGCAATCCTACTACGCCGCGGGCGCCTCCCTGACAGTGTACGGCTCGGGTTCCACCAGGTACCGGGTCCAGAGTCGATAGAGCGCCGCTTCCATGTAGACCTTACGGACCTGGGGCGGGATGCCGAAGCTCGCACACGCGCTGTCGAAGTCACCATCCCGAAGTGCCGTCCGGTAGAGGACTCGGGCCATGAAGGGAGAGTCGCCGGTATCAGGACCACGACCGGCGAGACGGGCCAAGGCGGCCCGGAGCGGGAAGACGTAGTGCGGCCAGAGGTCCTCGTGCCCTTCGTACTCGGCCAGCTCGACCTGCGCCGGGCGCTCCTCGATGAACCGCCGGAAGGCGTCGCCATAGCGCGGCGCCCCGAGGAGCGAACCGCCGCCCGGATGCTGCCCGTCCTTGACATAGTCCCGCCAGACGTCGGGTTCATGGATCTGATCGGGCGTCTCCGCCCGGAACGCCTCGAGGAACCAGAGCAGGAGGTTCTTGGGCGGCTGCATCTTCCGCGCCTTCGATGCGACGTGATCGCGGACGTAAGGCTCGGAGCGCATCACGTCACTTTCCCGCCCGTGGCCGCTCGGTCACGGAAGTTGTACGCGACGCCCGGTTCCGCATCTGGGTATGGGCCAGAGCGGCGGGCCTGCACCACGGAGACGAGGTCTCCATCGTGGTGGCCCACGGGGACGGTCAGGGTCAGAGTAATCGCGCCAGCAGCGGTGTGGTGAACGGTCACGGCCGACACCCGATTGCTGACATCGACCCCGCCGATGGTCACGATGCCGATGGCGTACTTCCCGACCATCTTGGCGATGTAGGTGACAGATAAATCGCTCATGATCACACCACCACCGCAGTGAAGCCCTGACTCAGCAGCAGCCACATGAGGACCGCGCCGAACGGGATCCCGAGGAGGAAGCCGATGGCGAAGTCGTCACGCTTCACGCGATCCCGGCCCGGGTCGTGGTCAGGTCATGGATGCCGATGGCGGCGAGGCCCGCGACACCTCCCGTGAGGGCGGCCTGGAAGATGTCGAGCCGGGTAACGCCGATCGACGCGGTGACCCACAGCGCGACCTCGGCGAGAACGACGGCTACGCCCACGGCCACGATGGGGCCGAACCGATCGCGGACCGCATCGCCCGCGACGTCGTGGCCGGCCGTGCGCCAGATGAGCTGACTCAGCATCGAGACGATCGGCGCAAGGCCCGCCACGGTCAGGAGGGCTGCGGCCTGGGGATCAAGATCGAGCATGACTTCCTACCTCACGAGGATCGCGACGATGGCGGCGATCCAGCCGCCGGCCCCGAAGATGTAGGGGAGCCAGTCGCGAGTCGAAACAAATTCAATCGACTCCTCCGTCTCGAACGCGACGGGTCAGCGGTTCCACGGTGTCCATCTCAGGCTCCCACGGCCCCATCCTCAGCCTCCCAACAGCACGGCTGCGTTGACCGCCGCGTCCTTCACGGCCCGAGATCCGTCCCGGAGCCCTGCCGCGACGCCCTCTTGGCGGGCG